ACTGTTGTCTTCATTCGGTAGCAGCCTAGGGAATAGCCCAGTAACGGTCGCCATTGACGCAGATCCCTCTTTCTTTACTGTCCAGTTAGCCACATCTATTTCTAATTCCTCTCCGTTAGCTAACGATCCCGTCCACTGTAATTCCTCCACAGTCTCGATGCACTCAACTTTTATGGTCACAGCATTTAAGGCCTCTCCAGCCTTGAGCGTATAAACTGGCTTTATATACCCTGTACCGCCTGTTGTTTCTGTTATGGTTTTAGGATCGCTCACATCCAAATTGAAGTCACTGGATGTCTCACTGTTATCATAAGCTAAAGGATCAGGGCAGATAAAATCCAAACCGCCCACAAAAGCAACTGGCGACTGGTATCTGCCGCTTAATGATACGAACTGTGCGTTAAAATATCTATCGTCCTGGGTATCTAATATAAGGTGTTTAGTATCCCGCTGATTCAAGATAAGTTTGATACTATCCAACTTGCTTTCAACATCGGCGTGACTAGAGCCCACGACAGTAATTGCCAGGGATATAAACTTAGCCTCTCTCGTAGCTCCAAAAGGATATGCTATATCTAGCAATTGGGTATAGTCAACCCTCTGCCTGAAGCCTGGCGAGGTTCGATTAACTACGACCAGTCCATAAGTATCCAAATCAGTGCCGTTAAAAGTTAGACTATTAGCCATTTTATGCCCCCACTAAGACTCCTTTACTTCGTTGTAATCTATATAATTCTCTAGCTATCTTCTGAATATCCGCTTCCTCTCGGACTACCAGTTCGTTAATGTTAAAATTATTAGCTACGGTCGTTGTTTCAGTTGTGCCAGGACCTGCAAGCCCGGAGTCAATTGATATAGCGCCTGTAACGTCACGCATAGCCGAACGAACATCCTGGAGAGTTTTCTTAACTCCGACTCCAATGCCTGCTGTCAGTCCTTCACCGATATCGACACCGGCCTCGGACGGACTAAACGGCCACAACTTCCCCATGCCTTCCTTTACGCTGTCGAAAATCCCTGCGGCAAACCCCGTAACCTTGTCCCAAATCCAGGACTTCATCGACTTAATGCCTTCCCATAAGCCTTTAACGAGATTTAGTCCCCACTCCTTCGCCGTCTCCCATATCCCGGAGAAGACCTCCTTCACCCTGTTCCATATACCTTTCACTGCTTCCGTAATCTTGCCCCAATTCTTAGCTATCAAAATAGGCAATCCGATAGCAGGGAAGAGAATCGTCAAAATCTTGAGCCAATGCTCTTTGAAGATGTTTGTTATATTTCCCCAGACATTAACAAAGAAATCCTTTATATTGGTAAAAATCATCTTAATCCCATCCCACAACTCTCCGGCCTTCTCTTTGATCGTGTCCCAATTCTTATAGACAAGGACTCCGATTGCGATAACAGCTGCTATAGCTAAAACAATAAGACCGATTGGGCCTAACATGGCCGTAAGCGCTCCACCAAGTACAGGTAGAATCGTTATAAGACTAGATATCATTGGCAGTAAAAAACCACCAGCAAGTAACAAACCACCTAAGGCTCCAACTGCGGCTAACATCCCTGCGGCCAACTTAGGGTTCTTCTCAATCCACGTCGCTACTTTTTCAATTATCGGCGTTATAATTTCCAACAGTTTAATTAGTGCTGGCATGATTGCCGTGCCGATTGTGATTCCTATGTCCTGCATGGCAACTTTCAGGTTTTGCATTTGCTTGCCTGTGGTCTTCTCCATTTCAGCAGCAGCATCAGCAGCAGCACCTTCAGCATCAGCCATTGCAGCCATATCTGCTGTGAAAATTTTAGCGTTTTCTCCTGTTAGTGCCAGGACAGCTTGAAGTCCCTCGACAGAACCAAACATCTTCCCCAGCACCTCATTTGAGCCACCAGAAGCTTCTGTCAGTAAGTCCAGAGCTCCAGCCAAGCCTCGCTCAGCTATTAACGCATCTCCAGAAGCATAACCAAGGGTATCCAAAGCAGTCTTCATATCAGCTGTAGGTTTAATCATAGCTTGAATAGCCTGTCTTAACTGAGTAGTAGCTACGGATGTCGGTACACCTTGTTTGGTCATCGTGGCCAATGCGGCTGATACCGTTTCAAACTTCACTCCAGCAGCAGCAGCTATAGGAGCTACGTTAAACATTGAGGCCGACAATTCTTCAAAGGTTGTTTTACCACCCTTCACTGTGGTAAACATAAGGTCAGCTACCCTTTCAGCTTCGCTCACTGGAATCTTAAAGGCGTTTAGAACTGTAGTCAATCCATCCACGGCTGTCATAGTATCAGTCACACCACCTATAGCCGCCTTGGAAGCTATAGCAAGAAACTCTACTGCATTCTCCTTCGGGATTCCAGCTGATATAGCCTGATATAAAGCGTTAGCAGCCTCGACAGCATCTACACCCATATCCTTAGCTAGACCTCGAACTTCCTCAGAAAACCCAGTGAACTCTTCCTCGCTAAGTAGCATCATGGTATTGACCTCGCGCATTGCTGAATCGAAGTCGGCAGCCATTTTCAAAGAAGCTCCACCCACAGCCGCAACAGCACCGATCATGATGCCGCCGGCCATCTTCATCTTCCTGCCCCACTTTTGAGAGGCTTGGTCCAGCCTACCACTTACGCCCTTTAGACCGCTGTCCAGCTTCTTAGTATCTAAGCCTAATTCGATAACTGCATCACCAGCACTAATCGCCATGCTTGGACCTCCTTGTTACTTTAATTTGGCTACTGGCCCGATTAAACAATTCTGTATCACTCACTTTAGCGGATTCTCTACTTACACCCTTATAGGCATCTGATTCTCGTCGTTTTCGCTCTGCTAATTTCTCAACCATTAATGTAAGCTCCTCATTAGTCCAGTTATCCAATACCCATTCAGGTGTAATGTGCCATTCAGCTAACAAAAACTCAAATACTTCTCCTACGGAGACAGTCTCGTCATCGCATCTGTTAGCGCCACTGCCAAAGGGAACGCCAAAGCCATCACCTTCTTAAAACCTTCAGCCACTTCGGCTCCGGTGGCTTCTTCTTCTATCGCAGCTCGGTCAAGGCCCTTAGCGTAGTCGAAGAATAAATCAACGACTTGGTCGGGCATACCCACCATTATCGCATCGATAGCACCTCCGAACTCTTCAGGGTCATCGGTCGTGACCTTAGCGTACTTAGGTAGCAAGCCTATGAGCTTGCTCAACTTCTGCCTCCACTCTCTCTCTGCCCGAAGTTTGAGTGGGCGTACCTCATATTCCTTGCCACCTAATACTACCTTAATACCATCCTGGTATATCTTCTGCTCTTCAGTCCTTTCTTCCATGTTAATCCTCCTTTTTCATTCAAACTAAGCTGCGTTATCAACTATCGTGCAAGCAGGGCTGTCACTCTTCAAAGCCTGGAATGTGATAGGAACTATCGTCTTTTCGCCCTTCTTGTAACTCATACCGACTGCACCTGTAGCAGTAGCTAAGGGTACAAGAATCTCCCGACTGAATCCTGCTGGGTTGGTGCCTGTTATTTTAAGGTTCATCGTTTTGTTAACACCGTCGCCCAGAGTAAGGATGCTACCAGACAACACACTCCCTGCCATAGCTTTATCGATGTTGAACAATGAACTCTCCGCCATATTGCAGGTTATTTGCACACCTTCCTTGGTTATCACCCTGTCAATGGCGAACGTCTCTTCCTCAACCTCGATGTCTGCCTCATCAGCGGTATATTCCATGGTCACGCCATCTTCAGTATAGCCTACATCGGTGAATGGGCTCGATAAAGACATCGCTGGTGCAGTTCCGCCAGGTTCTATCGTGTAGAGAACATTGTCAATCGTTACGCTGTCAATCCATTCGGTTCTCGCTACACTAGGTTCCCAAAGTTCAATTCTGACCCTAGTGAGTATCCAATCGCCAGGAGTACAAGCAGCACCATCTAATGCGGCAATTAAAGCTTCAACGCCACTTAGTATGTCGCCTCCTCCTAATGACCACTCAAAAAATGGAGTATCAAGTTCAGTATGACCTCCATAACCACAAAGGTCACCATCCGCTAATGTTACTACCGCCCAGTTGGGACCAACTCCACCTATTGAACCATCGTATGCCTGATTTGGTACGGCTGTTATTTCAGCCCAGGCATTACTATTAGGGTCTTCAAATCTGAATTCCGTCTGTGAAAAGTTACCAGTAACAGCTGAACATATATGCCAATAGCTGTATTCACTAGCAGCAATACCCGTTGTCCACAGCGTCATAGTTATACCCGTCGGTGGTGTGATTTGAAGATGGGTGCTTCCAGCATTTCCAGTACCAGTCTTTTTGAGTTTTACAGAATAAGTCCCAGCATATGCTTGTGCAGTTGACCACTCTGCAAGAGCATCATTGGGTTGTCTAACTCCTAATGTTGCCACTCCTGTTAGTACGTTTGCTATTGTATTCGCCATTTTAATGTACCTCCATAAATTTATTCTGCCCGTATCATAATGCTAAACGAAGTCAGCACTCGATAATAGGTAGGTATGTCTACGTCTTGTAAGTCCTGTCCCTGCACCTCTTCCTTAGCACCCATAATCGAATAATCGCTGCCATCGACCGTGACAGATTGATTCTGGATGCCCTGTAAAATATCATATAAAGCTCGATAAACCTGTCTAGCAGCCAAAGGACTTGTAGCCCAACAGTCAAATTGAATACTCGGCGTAACTATCCCTGGGATATACGGAGTAGAGCTACCGCCACGTGTGAAGAAACCCAGTGCTGGCAACTCTGTATTCTCGGGCAATCGCGGGCAATGTATCTTCGTCCCTATAATATCCGTTAATGCAGTTTGAAGCACCAAGAACGCCCTGATAATAGAGTTAGTATCTTCGTTCATTTCAACTTCGCCTTAATTTCGCCTGGCAATTCATGTATATGTCTGTCCAGTGCTGGCTTGAAGTACGGGAAGGCAGGCATGTAGGCAGTTCCAGTTTCGAGGTAGCCACCGTATCCACTGGTGCTATAGACCACGCCCTGAAGTTTCCCCCCAGGTGGCAACAAAGGATTGAATTTCTTTCCCGCTACTGGTTTACCTTCTCGAACTCGTGTTTTACCTACGCCATAGGCAATAGATCGAGAATTATTGCCCGTTCGAGTCTTCCATGGGTGTATCTTAATAATATCACTCGCAATGGCCACAATCACGTTGACCAAGGCTTTCTCGCCAGCTTGCTTTACCGTATCGCCTACCTCGCCAGTTTTCAAATTGGTTTTAACGTTCATGGTAACTTTCATCGTACTACTCTAAGCCAACATTCCTTGTGGTGACTTCCTGTCCCGTCTTGCCTATCCGATACCAGCAATACCTCGTAATCGATACCGTCCGACCTGACTCTGTTCTGCTCCGTGACAGCTACATCACCTAAGAACAATTTATAATCGGCTACAACAACTTCGGCTCCTACTGTTACTTCTCGCCCTGCCACAGTGCTAGGAGTCGATACACGACATGAAATATCACTCAACCCTGCAACAGCAGTCCAACTAGGCGTTACATTACCGTAAGCATCTGGAGCAACACCGGTATCTTCAAGTATAGTGCAAGTATTGATAAGCAAATCGGTAAAGGTCATTCGTCTTCTCCTGTTAAGTCCATTTCAGCCCAAGTAAGACAAGGTGAACTCTCCACCTTCTCCCTTAATTCCTTGGCTAGTTTATTCAAATTAGCAACCGTCTTCTGTGTGTAGGCATAGTCTCCGATTTTCTCGCTATCTGGGGCAGTGGTATATTTAGCTACCCACGCCTCTAGTGCATCAGCAGCCGCTAAGTTGATATTGCTTGAGTTTGCAGTCAGAAAATAGTCAATCTCAACATCTGAGAATACACAATCCGTAATAGAAGTATCCCCGATTATCAGCCTTACCTTCCCTCTATCTGTAGTTACATCATAAGTACAAGCCATAATTATATCTCCTGTATTTCAAGCCATACCTGAATAGTTTTACCAGCGTCCTCACAACCAGCACTACAAGATATTCTAGTGCCATGTCGCCTCCTAAAGATTTTGGGTTAGACTCGGGGGCAGCAAGAGAAAGGAGAAACCTCACTGCCCCCGGGCACAAATTAATTAAAGTGACGAACCTCCCATATAGGTGGCTCTCCAATCAAGCGTGGTCCCACCAAAACAGAGTCTCACTCGGTATAGCACGTTGTCAGT